CCGCCTTCGGGGCATCCGGCCTTAATGCAGGGCTCGACGAGATCGGGCGGCATCACTGCGAAGTGAGCTCCGCGGTAGGGCTTCGGAGGGATCGTCCAGACGGAACGCTTATTTCTGGTGTCTTTTATCAACACGACTGACCCAGGCTTTGCGTTTCCGGTCGGCGTAACCCCAAGACCTTCGGCCTGTCCGGCAAAACTCTTTGCGGTCGTGACCCTAGTTTCTCCGGCGTGAACCGCAGGCTCGCTCACCGCATCGGCGTCATAGAAATACCGCTCGCTCTTGGTGAGAAGAAAAACGTATTCGTGCGCCTTCGTGCATCGGTCCCGCACGCTTTCGGGCATCGGGTTGGGCTTGTGCCAGATAATGTCCTGGCGGAGCCACCAGCCGTCAGCCTGGAGGGCGAAGGCGACACGCCACGGGATGCCGACGAGGTCTTTGGGCTTGAGGCCGGGTCCGATGTGCCATCCCCGTTCGTGATGAGTCCCGGCGTTCGTTGACTGCTTCCCGTCCCCACCCTTGCCGCGAGTGGTCATGCTGTACGAATCCCCCAGGTTCAGCCACAACGTCCCGTCCTCACGCAGCACCCGCCGCACCTCGCGGAAGACTTCCACCATCCGGCCGACGTAGGCTTCCGGGGTGTTTTCCAGTCCGATCTGGCCTTCGTGCCCGTAGTCGCGGAGCCCCCAGTACGGCGGCGATGTCACGCAGCAGTGAATACTGCCGTCGGCAAGCGTTCGCATGCCTTCGATGCAGCCACCGGGAATGATTCGTTGGGTCGTCATGCGGTCGGCTCCGGGGCGGCGGCGCGGGTCAGCGTCAGGATCTGCTCGAGCGCCCCGGCAGCAGCGGCCAGCACCAGGGCCCGAACCGCCGGCCGGGCCAGGATCCAGAAGGGCTGGAGGTAGAGCGGGACCGCGAAGCCGGCGACGGCGTCGAACAGGTTGCCGATCACGCCGAGGGCCCAAGCCTTTTTCGCCGGGCCATCGGCCGGGATCTCCTCAAGGCCGGTCACGGCCAGGCGGAGGAGCTCGACCACGAGCGACCCGAACTCGGCCACTGTCAGGCCGCCGGCGGCCTTCTGGCGGGCCCCGTCGAGGAACCCGGTCACGGCGGCGGAGAGTTGCTCGGGCGTCATCGCTTCCTCCTCCAGACGCTCCGGGCGTCGACCACGCGGGACCGCTTCGCCTCGCACGCCGGGCAGGCGAGGTACTGGTGCTGCTGCTCGCCGTGGGCGCGGCTGCGGACGACACGCATCCGGGCACCGCATTTCCGGCACTCGGCTGGCTCGCTCATGTCACCTCACCTGAAGACGCATCGCGGCCGCCGCGGCTGCCGCACGGGCCCCGGCGAGCGACGAGACCTTCACGGCCCGCGTACCGGCCGGATCGCCGCCGGACGCCGGGATCTTCTCGGGGCTGTCGTCGATCCAGATGTCGACCGCCAGGCCGGCGGCTTCCGCGGCGTCCCGCTTCTGCGTGGCCGATCCGCAGAGCACGGCAGACGCGAGCGCGGCGTACACGTCGCCGAACGCCGCCTCGAGCTCGGCACGGTTCTCGGCCGTGTCGTCCCGGCGAGTGATGCAGACGACCTTCGTGCCGCGGGACACGGCGTCGGTGATGAACGACCGCCACAGCCCCGGGGCGGCCGTGAACGTGCCGTCGAAGTCGAGCGAGACGGTCAGATCGCCGGGCGCCCGGTGGTGCACGACGCCGCGAGCGGCCTTCCAGGCGTCGAGCGACCGCATCCCGACCGACGCCGTCGGGTACGCGGCCCGCGTCACTGCCGAGATGTCGTACAGGCCATCGGCCTCGACGATCGTGCGGAGGATTCCGCCCTTCCCGTCCTCGGTCCACTGCTCGCCGTCGGGCTTCACCGAGAAGGCGAACGAGGCCCCGTAGATCGTGCGGTCCTCGACCATCAGAACGAGGTCACGCCCCTGCTGCGTGAGGAGCGGATCGTGGGTATAGCCGAGACCCTTCGGCGTCTTCTCCAGCGTCAGCCGGCCGTTACTGGTCCGGCCGGTGATGAACGAAGCGTCGTGGTTGAACAGGAACGGCACATCGACGGAGCCGCGCGGGTCGTTCCGGTGCCGGCCGAGGATCTTGTCGAACGCCGAGGCGACGAACTTCTCACGGAAGCCGCCGAGATCGACCGACAGGCTCTCCCACGGCGGCGAGATTCCGGTGAGCAGCTTCCGGCCGTCGTCGCGCGCCTCGACACGGATCGCGTCATCGTGGTCGACGATCGGCAGATAGCGGCGTTCAGGCTCCATCGGTCGGCTCCTGGTCGGTGGAGGTGCCGGCCGTGTCCGCCGGCGCGTCGGGCGTCGTGTCGGTCATCGTCTCGGCCTGAGAGGCCGCGGCGTCGAGCGTCGAGAAGCCGAGCTGCATGTACGTCTGATTCGCCGCAGGCGTGTCGAGAAGGTCGAAGTCCTCGAGGGCGCGGATCTCGTTCGGCGTGATCGCGCCCATGTTGAAGAGCGATTGGTACAGCCCCGTGCGGGCCGCAGTATCGGCCCGGAGCAGGCCGCGCGGGTCGAGCTTGTAGTGCACGCGGTCGGGCGGGATGCCGTCCGCCGGCGAGCCCTTCCGGTAGACCTGCATGATTGAGAGGTCGTAGGCCCCCTCGTAGCGCAGGGCCCACGGCTGGAGGCAGAACACGTGAGCCGTGAGGAACTCCTGTTCGACGTTGCTGAACTTCGCCATCCGGTAATCGCCGAGCAGCGTCGACGGCAGGCCCCAGATCCGGGCGCAGTTGGCGACGATCGAGTCCATCTGGTCGATGAGCTGGGCCGACTCGGCCGAGTTCCCGGCGATCGGCGTGGCCTTCACGCCCTTCGGGAGCATGGCCGGCCGGCCGCGGTTGTCCGGCCCACCGTAGAGGTCCGACATCTGCTGGCGGAGCTTCTCGACGGCCTCCGGCGGAATCTGTTCGCTCGATTCGAGGAGGAGGTCGGGGCGGGCGTTGTTGCGCCAGAAGGCGACCGTCGAGCGGTCGAGCGCCTGGGCCAGGGCGATCGTGTTCCCGCAGATCTCGCTCGGCGGCATCCCTTCGATGCCGTCATCCGAGATCCACTTCACGTGGACGATCTCGGCCTGCGGGATGGGCTCGGTCCTGCCGTCCGCCTGGAGGTACGGGTAGACGAGAGTCCCGTCGTTCTGCATGACCGGCCGCTTCATCCGCGACGGGTGGAGCGGCACGAGGCTCGTGACGAGCCCGCCTTCGCCGGCGATCTTCCGGGCGTAGGCCCGGCCGTAGAGCGCGGCGTGGAACACCTGGAGCTGCTTGAAGTCGAAGAGCGACATCCAGCCGTTCGGCTGCTCACAGAGGGCGCGATACGCTCCGATCGGCCGCGGGCTCTGGTCGGTCACGCGCTCTTTCGATCCGTCGGGCCGCGTGCGGATGATCCGGCCCGGCATGCACGCGACGGCCTGAGCGACGAACCGGCAGCACGCGAAGATTGCCGCCACACGCATCGCCGTCTCGGGCGTGACGACATCGGCGCCACGGATTCCGTGGTAGCCGAACGTCAGGGCCTCGATCCCGCGCTCGTCGACCACCTTCTCGGTGGCGATCTTCCGTCGCGGTGCCCGTGGCTTCGTCGTCTTCGCGCGTGGCTTGCTGGTCATAGGACGACGATGTTCCAGGCGTCAGCGGGCGTCTCGGTGGGAGCCGTTATCGAGACGGCCAGGGCGTTGACGAAGGCGGCGATCCCGTCGATCTTCTCGCGGCTCTTTCCCTTGTCGGGGGCAATGTTCCCGTTTGCGTCCTGACGGACGCAGACGTTGTTGGCGAACCAGTCGAGGATCGGACTGTCGAATCGCAGCTTCCGCTCGGCGACGAGGCTCTCCAGCAGCTTCGACGGGCCGGTCAGATACCCGATTCCCTGCCCTATTTCTTGGACTTCGATCCCTTCTCTGTGAAATAGGGTCGAGATGCCGCCGGCGTTCCACGGGTCGATGCCGAGCGTGCGGATCGGGTGCCGTTTCGAGAACGCGATCACGTCCGCCGCGACCTTCTCGTGATCGAGCCGCGCCCCGTCCGTGACGGTCAGCCATCCGTCGCGAATCCAGCTCGAGTACGGGATGCGTGTCTTCCGCTCCTGCTCCGCTACCGTGTCACCCGGCACCCAGCACCGGAGCACTGCGTCGTACGTGCCATCTGGCGACCGGAAGAGAAAGAGCGCAGCCGTGATGTCGAGGTGCGACGCCAGGTCGAGGCCGGCGAAACACGTGCGGCCTTCGGGGATGTCGAGCCGATCGACCTTCAGCCGGGAGAACGAGTCACCCTGAAACCACCGATTGTCGGACTCGGTCCAGACGTTCAACGAGTAGCGGAGCCACTTCGACAGCTTCCGCGGGTCGGTGCAGGCGTCCTGGTAGTCGGCCGCGAACTCCTCCTCCCGGAACGTCGTCCCCATCGACGGGTTCGCCTCGCGCCACACCGCCGGGTCGCCGAAGCCTCGCGGGTCGTCAGGCTTCGCCGCGTAGATGACGCCGTAGAACGACGGATTGGCGGCGGGGTTCTTCAGCACGAGCTCGGCGTCCTTCCACCACTGGTAGCCGACGCTGTTGCGATCGTCGCCGGCCGTCGAGATCGCGAGGACCAGGCCGTTTGGCGTGGCGCGGGTCGCGTACGTGAGGGCCGCGATAAGCTCGTCGCTCCGATGGGCGTGGATCTCGTCCACGATCACGGAGCCGTTGAGCCCCTCGTTTCGATATGCATCAGCGGACAAACAGCGGAGGACGTTGCCGTGTTCCCGGTTGCGGATCAGCGATTTCGAGTCGATCACCTCGAGGAGCTTCGCGAGCTGCGGAGACGCGGCGACGAAGCGCGCGATCACCCGGTAGATCTCGCGGGCTTGGAGCCGATCCACCGCGGCGAGGTACACGTCGGCGATCGGGAAGTGCGCCGTGAGCATGTACTGCGCGACGGACGCCATGAGGAACGACTTGCCGTTCTTCTTCGGCACGAACACGCAGCCGCGGCGGTAGCGGAGCCGGCCGTCTTCCCGCTTCCATCCGAACAGCGGACGGATGACGCGCTCCCGCTGCCAGTCGATCAGCCGCATAGGCTGCGGGGGCCCGCCGTCCTGCGACGGAACGCGGCAGAACTTCTCGATGAAGAGGGCCGGCCGTTCCGCGGCGACCGGGTCGAACGTGTAGCCATCGACCCACTCGGGGCGGTCGCGGCCGTCACCCGGTGAAGGCGCGGAGTTCGGCTTCGTCTTCGTCGACATTCGCTGGCGGCTCCTTGGGCATCCTCGCCTCGCTCGCGGCGGTCATGCCAAACTCCTTGGCGAGCGAGACGAAGTCGCGCCGCGCGTCGCGGAGCATCTTCGCGGCAGGGTTCAGCACCGGTCCCTTCGGCGTGTCGATCACGTGTCCGTTTCCGGTGACGCTCGCCGTGAGGAGGACGATCTCGGAATGAAGCTGGCAGAGAAGCCCGAACGACTGGGCCTGCTCGGGTCGGATCCGGCGGCCCTCGATCAGCGTCGCGGCGTGTTCGTTCCAGAACCGCAGCGCGACCTCGTCGGCCTGGACGATGGCCGGCGGGGCGACGGGCACCGGCTCGGGCGACGGAGTGGCCCGGTGGAACGTGTTGCGGCCGCGGAGCGTCTCCGAGCTATCGGCCCTTGGAATCGGCCCTCTCCTGCCCATTTGGAGGCACCTCAGTTAGGTCGAAAGTCCCCAGTAATTCGCGCGGAGG